CTTATAATCCTTTTCGCTGCCCTCCGCTTTGATTGTTGCCGATAGAACCGCTTTGCCATTGAACATTTGATTATCCTCTGATTGTTTCAGCAGGATTGCTGAACTAAATGCATTCTATCATAGGCGAATGGTCAATGCAAGCGGAAAGATTGATTGCCCTCCAGAATCCAGCCCGATAGAAACGGCTCAATCCTTCTGTTCTAGTCGAGAAAGCTTGCCAAGTCTTTTGTTATGTTAGACTTGAGAGCTTATGCTAGACTTGGAGCACCTGACCCCCCATATGCCCAGTCGGACGGGTCCCATAGAGGGTGTCACGTAGGCGGATATGCAGCGACATGACTAGACAAAGACTAGATCAAATTCTGTCCTACCTCTAGGGTCCCATAAGTCTTGAGGTCTTCCAGTTCTTGCACACAGAACAAATCCATACAGATCGAGCACCATTGAACCTATTGATCTGATCGCCGTAGAGGTTCATGTGAAATTCATATTTATGCTCGTGAATATCGAAGAACTTTATAAACCAATTCTTGACAGCTCTTATGAGTCTCATATGAGTCTCCTATTTGTCTGACACTCTAGGATGCTTCTTATCCCAATATTCCCACCTGCATTTAGCACTACAGAATTTCTTTTGTCTTCCTTTCTTCTTTCTAGTCGTAACTCCCATACAGTTTAGACATCGAATTATACTGAATTTTTTCACTTGCTCCACGACTTGACCTCCATAGCTTGTTCAGGAGATGAACAAGCTCGTTTTTGATTAATGACTAGTCCAGTGCTTATTTTGGCGTGCATTGTAACAGAAATTGCTTTTCGTTGCAACGGCATAATGGTTTGGCATTCAAGCTGCTGAAAACAAAAGAAATAAAGCTATTGCGTCCAACCGCCTATATACCTTATTATGCCATTGCAAGCACAAACAATTTTATTTAGCCCGTCTTCACTTTCGGCACAAGACTATGCTGCTCTCGCCAGAAGAAGCACAAGCCCGCCTAAAATCTCCAGACAATCTTGCCAATATTCCTGCCGAGAAGAAAGTCCAGAATGCTGGTGAACACACAACCAGATTCTCCAGACGAGATCAGATCATCGGAAGCATCAGTCTTCGACCCTTCTGGAACGGCGGACGTAGAGAAGGAGATGAAAATGTCCCAAGCTTCATAAGAGAGATAGCAGCTCAGGCTGCACAGTTTGAACCGACCAGCGTAGTTGCCAAGAATCTTGGCTTATCCAAGTCTCAAGTAGACCAGTACAAGGATGGATGTGTGACTCCCGGTGAGAAAGATACTGCACTTTCTCAGGCTATCGACAAGAAGCTTGACAGCGTCAGAGAGCTTGCAATCAATAAGCTAGTGGCCTCACTCAACGGCATCAATGATGACAAATTAGGCAAGTTGAAAGCTACCGAGTTAGCACAGGTGGCTGCCAACATGTCTAAGGTCGTTGATAGTTCTGCTAAGAAGGACAAGGGAACTGGAGTGGATAGAATCATCGTCTTTGCTCCAGAGCAGAAGACTGAGACTCATTATACAACGATCGAAGTTCACACACCATAACCCAAGGGGAATAATATTGACTGAGTCTGGAATCATTCAGCTTGCGACTTTGATAGTTGGTGCCATTGTTACTATCATGCTTGCCTTTGTACAGCGTGATCAGAGAATAGCCCGCAAAGAACGGCAGGAGCTGAAAGATACTCTAGTGCTAACTGAAGAGCGCAAGAGTAACAAGATTGACACGATCCATAGCTTAGTCAATTCATCGCTAGGTAAAGAGATCAAAGAGAAGATGGAAGCTCTCAACGAGCTAGCTCTGCAAGACCCAATCAGGTGGCAAGAGAAAGCAGCAGAAGCTACCAAGCAGTATTATGAACATCAACGGCGTCAAGCTTTAGTCGATGCAAATCTAGCCGCTGCAATAGTGAAGGAAAATCATGAACATTAAATTTATCATTCTTATCATTCTTCTACCGAACATGAGGGTAGTCTCCTCGTGGATGAGAAACAAAGACCTCAATGACACGGGAATTGATGATGAAGTGGCCGATGCTCTCGACTTTGCAATTCAGAAGATCGAGAAGTGGGCTATGACTCCGGTTCCCGCTATCGAGCCGTTCCCATCTAAGTCTGTAAAGAAATAAACTATGTGGGGAATCAAGAAGTGGCCGGCGAGAATCTTGCAAGGAGTCTTCGCTAGTGCTCAGGTGGTTAATGTAGCTGGGACATTCTACCCACCATTGATCCCGGTTGCACTAGCCATCGGAGCACTTCAAGTTGGAGTTGCTACACTACAGCATAAATCTACCGAGAACGGCAATGTTGTTACTCCCGAAGTGGCTGAAGAGTTGGCTTGCAGAGACCGAAGAAGAGGATCTGATTAAAGATCCAAGCAAGCGAGTCTTTACTCTTGGACTCCTAGCAACGGCAGCGACGCTAGTCCTTCCAGCAAGCAAGCCTTTAGAGATCGTCTCTTCACGAGACATGAGGATTCCTCTACAGTTAAGACCTGGAGGGAATCTAAGTCTTGCTGGTATACCGTATCATCAAAATGATGCATCGGTTGGTGCGTGGCTGGGTTTGGACAGACGACCATTAGGTTATGCAGACGTAGTCGCTGCTGAACTAGATAGGATTGCACCTAAGTTTGAAGCAATGTTCAATAAAGAAGCACAATTTTATGATCTCATTAAAGGTCGGCGTCCGAATCCTAGGTCTAAGAGCCGAGCTGCTTCTCGGTATCATGGTCGTAAACTCGGTCTATGAAGAGTTCAACATAGACCTAGAGATTACCTGCCTGATCGAAGGAGTTCACTCTGTTGCAAGCTTGCACTATGCAGGACAGGGAGTCGATCTCGGAGTTCACAGGATTCCAGCAGACAAGCGAGTCGAGGTTCTCAACAAAGCTAAGAATGCTCTAGGTGAAGACTTTGATTTGCTTCATGAGTACGTTGGTCTACCGAACGAACATTTTCACCTTGAATATCAACCTAAGAGGAGCTACTAATGATCACCGCAACTGCCAAGCTTGACATTCAGAAAGGGGACATCACTATTGATCTTGAGATTCGACCGGACTATGATGTCCAGGTTGATCTCTACGATTATATCCTCAAGAGTCTCAAGCAGCCTTCAGCGAAGGTCACTTTGACTGAGGTCACTGAAGCAGACGGCACAAAGGTCACGAGTGGACATGGAAAGATCAGGGTCCATATCGACGGAAAGGGTGTCCTGGACCTGGAAGCAAAGAACAAACCAATCACGAAAGTGGCTTTGAATCCAAAGAAGCCAGCAGTATCAACTACGAGGGTCTATCGATCACAGCCTTTGCCAGTGAAACCTGTTGGTCCTTTCGCACCAGCTCCTTCTGTTCCTCATCCACCGGCCACTCCTCTAACCACCGGCAGCGGTATCAAACCGACAGTCCTCTAAGGAGGAAGCATGGCTCAGCCACAAGGTCTAGTAAGAGGCTTCTCTCCAGTAGAAATTTGGAGAGCAGCAACGGCAATCGCTGGTGATTCTTTCTCAGTTCCAAAAGGTTCTGAGAATTTAGTCATCAGCGGTGCTGGCACGGACGGATCATTGACTGCACTAGTCGTTGATCTTGAAATCTCGCACGATGGCGGAACGACCTGGAAGAAAATCTCGACAGGAAGTAACATCGTTTCTGTTCCAGTGAGGATCAACGTGACAGGCTTGGCTGGCTGTCTTCTAAGGTTCGTTGGAACAACCGTCACACTTAACACAGCGACAGCTGCTAAAATCTTGGCGACTGTCACATAGGAGAGTTTGATGCTGACTGTCATGATTATCTTGGTGCTTATTGCTATAGGCACCACAGTTGCTCATGCAATGAGTCCGAGTCGTTGTCCAGTGTATGTCCCACTCTTCACTCTTTGTCTCATTGAATTGATTCGTACGATTCCGCTCGGTAAGTAAAATGGCTGGCAAAGTCTATGATGAGGACGGAAAGCGTTATTTTCGGTGTGATTGTGGACGAGTCGGGATGGTAAAGTGGTCTACATCGGACGACATGGCAAAAGAGATCGAGAAGTACGCTTTATGTCCTGATTGTCGAACAGACAAAAAGAAATTGGATGCCAGATACAGTATGGAGACCCCACGACAGGCAGAGAGAGTTCCTAGAAATACCTGACTCGGTCTTTGAGGGGTTCTACGGTGGTGCAGCGGGTGGAGGTAAGAGCGAACTGCTCTTGATGATACCAATCGTCAAGAATCTCGTCTCTCACCCCCGCTTCGCCGGTCTTCTCTTACGACGTACTTATCCTGAATTAGAAAAGAACCTGATTCGCAGGTCGCATTTCTTCTACGAACCAGCAGGAGGTCATTACAACCAACAAGATCGAAGATGGACGTTTCCTTCTGGAGCAATCATCCAGTTTGGCTACGCTGAAATTGAAAAAGACGTTAGACGTTATGACTCTGACGAATATCAGTATATAGGCTTTGACGAGCTAACGTCTTTTACTAAGTTTCAGTACACCTATCTGACAAGTCGTTGTAGAGGATTCATTCGACTTATCAGATCAGCGAGTAACCCAGGTAACATTGGACACGGATGGGTTCGTGCCAGATTCATTGAGCCAGCGAAAGATGGCTACGTCCTTCTCAAAGACAATAAGAGTGGTGAGCGTAGGATTTTCATTCCTGCTAAACTCACTGACAATCCTTATCTTCTCAAAGAAGATCCGGACTATGAGAAGCGACTCAGTCTTCTTCCAGAAGCAGAGATCAGAGCAAAAAGAGATGGAGATTGGTGGACCTTCTCTGGTCAAGTTTACGACGAATTCAGATATGAAAAGTTTCCAGACGAGCCAGATAATGCACTCCACGTTATTCAGCCATTCGATATTCCTAAATGGTGGGCTCGTGTACTCGCAATTGACTGGGGTTATGCCGCACAATTATGGGCAGGTTGGGCTGCACTTTCTCCAGACAAAAGGTGTTACATTTATCGAGAGTACACTTGTACTCGCAAGAAGGTAGATGTCTGGGGTGCTACTATTGCACAGCTCTCTCAGTATGAGCAGCTAAAGCACATAGTAATGGACCCTTCAGCATGGCATCAAAGAGGAGATGAAAAGACCATCGCAGAGCAGTTTCAAGAGCACTCTGGTCTAGCACCTTCCAAGGCTGATAATGATCGAATAGGTGGTAAGATTCTCATTCATGACTTTCTAAGATGGGAAAGTCGACCACCTAAGGCTCTACCTAAGACAGATTTTGACTTTGAACTGTCTCAAAGAATCTTACGGGTTAAAGGTCCAGTAGAGTATGAGAATTACATACGGGCCTTTGAACCAGAACCACCAGAAGCAAACCTACCAAGGTTGCAAATTTTCAACACGTGCACTGAGCTTATAAAGGCTCTCCCACTTTGCATTTATGCAAAGGACGACACTCAAAGTGGCAAGAAAAGTGAAGACGTCCAAGAGTTCGATGGTGACGACCCTTACGACGGATGCCGTTATCTGCTTAAGTCGGTCGACAGTTACTTTCAATCTTCCAAGACCGAACATGACAGGCGTGCCACGGTCGATCAAATTCTAGCAAAGTTAGTAACGGACGGCGACATGACGTCGTTCTATCGTCGGGTGGAAGCTGTAGAAGCGAAGAACAAAATTGAGCCAATCAGAATGTTCCACAGAGGTAGGTACTCGCCGAGACGCTACCATTGATCCGAAATGTTCTATAGTCAAGCTTGATAAAGGGTACTGTAAACTCCCTTGGGACATGGCAGAGCAGGAAATTTGTAAAGCTTGCATGTTACATCACATGATTTGTCGATTTTGTGGTGGTGACGGATCAGGTACTTGTGAGAGGCCAGAATGTTCGAGAGATTCTTCAGACAGCAAGATTGTCCAGCTTGCAAGGTATACCAAGACTGGATCAAAGCTAAAGAAAACGAGCTAGAGGACACTAAAGACCTCTTAGCAGCGGAACGGGCTGAGCGTCAACTCCTAGAGGAGAGACTCCTACGCTTTATCCGAGTGATCCCTCTGGAGAATACGACTCAGCCCGTCGTGGGTCCTGAAAGAATCAGTAGAAGATTAGACTTTGCTACTATCCGAGCCGAGCAAGAGAAGAAACTTGCTGATGCGACTCCAGAAGGCAAAGACCGAAGAATGTACTGGCAGAGAAAAGCAGAGAAGGTCGAGCCAGAGGTCGTTGGAAAACAGGAACCTGAACCCACACAAGTTAACGAAGACTCTCTCAAAAATGCTTAGTAAAGCCTATAAAACTCTCAAGAGAAATGTCAGTCGCGCATTTGATATGCGTAGTGACAGACAGATTCGAGATACTACTGACGACGACGAAACGTCAGCCGGTCTCGATTATGCTTTGAACCGTGGAAAGCCCAAAGATCCACCTCAGAAGGGTCTACAAGAAGGATTGAAGGTTCGTCGTCGAATGATCCACACGAAAGGATTTTAATGCCACCTCCCGCTGGTATCCTCAGTAAAGAAGACGTGGATAGTATGTTCACGTACCATTCACCCAAAGAAGGTCAGAATGCAGCCTATGCAGCAATCAACGAGGCTTCAAAGCATCTTGTCGAAGTGATCATTCGAGAGTGTCCAAACTGTCCGGACAGAACGACTGCGATTAGGACAGTTAGACTTGCTCGCATGTGGGCAAATGCGGGTATAGCGTGTGAAGGGAGGTTCTAGTGCCTGGATTCCATTCAACAATGAAAGAGAAGGTCATTGGCACTAAAAGTGCTAAACCTTCTAAGAAGTCTAAGCCATTCAAAAAGGCTAAAGGCTTCGGGAGCTACACTCCATGATGGAACATCTGAAGCGAGGTCTAGCAGCCTTTGCTAAGTCAACGAATCTTGTTGACGAAGATCGAACACGTAGGAAAGCGGAAGAGAAGACTGACGCAGAAGATTACAACTTCCGCTACTCAAAACGAAAAAAGAAACCAGAAAGCTCCGGTCAGACCGGTGACGCACTGGACATCAATCGGGCGGCAAGAAAAGGATTCGGACTGTGAATTGCAACCAAAATCTTACGATAGTTTGTGGTGGCTACGTAATCAAAATCTCCCGTCCAAAGTACACCATTCAAATATCCATCAAAGTGAATAACATAACCGTAAAAGGAGAATGTGTAATGACTGAGTTCAAGAAAGTAGGTCAGTTTGTGGAGTTTGAAGTTAAGGTTCTCGACGGCAAGGGTCGACCAGCACCAATCGAAGGTGACCTTGTTGTTGCCAACTCCAATGAAGTCGCCGGTGGAGTCGAATTCGATCAAACAACTCGTAAGGGCAAGTTGACATGCCTCGACGAGGGCATCGGACAGGTCACTTTCACCGGTGACGCTGATTTGTCTCCCGATGTGACAACGCCAATCATCGGTGTGTTGGATTTTGTGTCGAATTTGTCCGGTGCAGTGGTTGTGAAGGTTGAAGCCGGTGCAGTCCAGGACCCTGTGGTCTAAGCAGTATTTGGACCTGGTTTGAACAATGGTGGCGTTGGTAACTCGACGCCACCTTTTCTAAAGGAATAATGGCTAAAGAGATAGTCTCCCGAGAAATTGAAGAAGCTTTAGTTACGATTCTAAAGTCTTGTCTTATCGAGGACAAAGGTCCACGTGAGACAAAGCTTCGTATGTGGAAACGTAATGAATGCTTCTGGCGTGACCTCCAGCATATAATCTGGGATGCTCCTGCACAGGACTTTACGTTGCCACCTCAGGAAATCTTAGACAGGCTTCCTAAGGCAGTCAACGATTATAAAGCCCACGGAGAGTCGATTATAGCAGCGTTGACTGCTAGTCTTCCAGCAACCAGATTCTTTCCTAAGAATGCCGACAATCCCGATGATCTATCAGCTGCTAGAAGTCGATCCAAACTTGCTGAACAGATTCAACGGCAGAATAGAGCGAAGCTATTGTTTATCAAAGCTGTTTACACGCTCTACACTCAAGACTACGTTGCAATCTACAATCATACGGACACGGACAAGAAGTACGGGACCTATCAAACACCTGAGACAAAAGATCAACCGGTCATTATAGATCATTTCTACTGTTCCAATTGTGGAGGAGAAGTACCGATTGACGATCCAATGGGATTTGATGCTTGTCCTGAATGTGGATCAACAGAGAAGCCAGTTCAAGATTGGACAGAAGAAGTACAGCCTGTGTTTTCTGGGTATAAAGAGAGTCCAAAGAGTCAAGAACGTATTGACGTGTTTGGCCCTCTTTATACCAAGATCCCTTTACGGGCCAGAAAGCAGGAAGATGTTGGTTATTTGGTCCTTTCGATGGAAGAGCACTATGCTAAAGTCATCGAAGAGTTTCAAGAGAAAATGGAGGAGATTCCAGAAGGGACGTCGGCAGTTACAGAAGAACGTCTAGCACGCGAGCAAGTTGAGTATGATTACCTTGAAGACAATAATGTTACTACTCATCGTGCTTGGTTCCGTCCCTGGATGTTTAATGTTCTGTGGCGTGTTAACCCTGAGCTTGTTAAGCAGCTCAAAAAAGATTACCCTAACGGAGTTCACTGTCATTTTGTCGAGGACGGTAGTAGCTTCATTCTTTGTAAAGCCGTTGATGATGATTTGGACGCTCGTTGGACTATTAGTCCTGCTGGTATATCTGATTACCTACACGGTCAACCTATAGGAAACTCACTGATTCCCGTCCAAGAGATGTTGAATCAGATGACTAACTTAACCCTTGAGACCATTGAACACGGTATTCCAATCACTTTCGCGACGCCGCAGATTCTGGATTTTAACAAATTCAGAGATCAAGAAGCGCGACCGGGCGATATCTATCCGACTAACGATGTACCAGCGTCTCGCAACATTGGTGAGAATTTTTACAGTGTTCAGGCAACTACTCTATCTAAGGAAGTTGAGTTCTTTGCAGCCCGGCTAGATCATAAAGGGCAGTTTGTCGTTGGAAGCTTTCCGTCGATCTACGGCGGCCCTAGTGAAGGCGGCGGGACAGCTCGTGAGTATGAGATGTCACGAAATCAAGCTTTGCAACGACTACAACTCATTTGGGCCGCACTTAACATCGTATGGTCAGACGTCATTTCTAAGGCTGTAGAAGCACGCGTACAGGAGATGAAACGTGCTGGCTATGATGAAAGCTTTACTAGCAAGGTTGGTAATTCATTTGTTACTTCTTGGATACGACGGAGTGAGCTTACTGGCCAAGTTGGTGAGGTGGAAGCTGAAACGCAGGATTCTTTCCCAATCTCGTCGGCTCAGAAGCAACAACTACTGATGACTCTTCTGGAACTCCAAATTCCAGAGATTCAAGAAGTCCTCTTTACTCCAGAAAACGGACAATTCGTCGCAACAGCTCTAGGTGGACCAGAGATCAAGCTACCTGGCACAGATCAGCGGACTAAACAGCTTCGTGAGATTGCCGAGCTGGTGATGTCTGAGCCGATAGAGATACCGGTAGACCCACTTGCTATGGAGATGAGTCAAGCAGTCGATCCGATGGCTCCTCCACCTGAGCCTCAGATGATGTCAACTGTCTCGATTGAACCAGATATTGACGACGATATGATTCATGCAGACACTTGCCGAGAGTGGCTCATTGATCCAGATAGAGGTCAATTCGAGAAGATAGCTAATCCACCTGGATACATGAATGTTGTTGCTCATTTTAGAGAGCACAATATGCGTGTCCAAGAGCAATTAGCAGCACAAGCTACTGCACAAGCTGAAGAAGAACCAAAACAACCCGGTGACAAAGCCAAACCTAAACCGATGGAGAGTAAGTAGAAATGGCGACAGATCCAGATATTGACATTATTGATCCTGATCTACAACAATTTCTTGAAGATGACAAGATCAGTGACAAAAAAGAAGACGAAATCAAGCCCGAAGGTGAAGTCGAAGCGAAGGGTGAAGGTGAAGCTGATGAAAAACCTGAGCCAGAACCGGAACTCAAGGACGAAGAGCTAGACGCAACATCTGTCTATCCACGTCCAAGCTATAAGGATATTGTCACCAAGTATCCTAAGCTCTTCAAGGATTTCCCGGACTTGAGGCAATCGTTCTTCCGTGAACAAAAATTCACTGAAATTTTTCCGACCATCGAAGAGGCAACTGCTGCTTCTGAAGAAGCTGAAGACTACAAAGCTATAGTGCAGGATCTTCAACAGGGGAACATCGGTAACATCATTGAAGTTCTTGACGGTGACCAACTCAAGAATGCCGCTGCTGCTTTTCTCCCTTCGCTGTACAAGAAAGACCAGGAAGTTTACTTTGCAGTTACTGGACCATTGCTTGACAATTTTATCAAACAAGCGTACAAAGCC